TATAAAGGTACCCGTGGTACAAAAAAGGGCACCCGTTCCCCATAACGAGTACCCTTTGAATGTTATACTGTGCAACAGCAGGGCACCGGGCAACGCTGACGCGTGCCGGTAGCCTCTGCTCCGCCGCCGCCGCAGGGGTCAGAAGTTTATATACTTCTCGAAGAGGACCTGATGTATATAGCTCTCGAAGAAGACATGCCTGTTCAGATAGGCCGTCTTCAGGAAATAGTAGTCATTCGCGAAGCGCTTCAGTTCAACGTCGGACGCATCGTACTTTTCCGGGTGACCTGACAGGTGATCCGTGACATACCAGCGAAGAGCGCTCTTGTGCTTGTAGATCACGATCTCACCGACCTCGACGACAGGCTTGTATTCCGTCAGCGTCATCGATTTCACCTGACCGAAGAATTCCTTATTGAAGTCATTCTTCAGCGACATCTGGGAGAAGTCCGAGTCCTCACCCGCCAGACGGTACAGCGATGTCTGTGCCTTTGCTTTCGAGATCGGAGAGTCATGAAGGATGTAGATCGACAGATCACGATCAGGCAGCTTCTTCCAGTCCTGGCGCTTCTGCAGCATCTTCTCCGCAGCAGTGATTAGCTTGAGCTCTGTGAAGATCGGGTTTGCCAGGTTCGAGCTGTTCGACAGACAGATCACGCGCAGCGGCTTTCTGCCTTTCAGCTCTCTGTTCCTTCCGATCGTCTCGATCGCATTCAGGAAGGCAGTTCCTTCGCTCTGGATCGGTTTTTCATGCCGCTCTGATATGAATTCATCATAGAGCAGAATATCAACGTCGGAAGCATCGAAGCCCCTGATGTTGGATACTGTGCTCAACGCGAGCATGTATCCGACCGGTTCGCCGTATGCTCTCTCGATGCCGTCTTCGCCTTTTGCAGCGCGATACACGCCGGTGATGTTTTTGTTCACTCTTTTCATTATGAACGCGTAGGCGTCTCCCAGCTCGGTCCGTAGCGCTTTTAACGGGTTCAGCTCATCAGACTTGATCATGTCGATCTGCGTCTGTGTCCGGCGCATGTAGATAAACTTCATCTCATGGTCGATCAGATGCTTCAGGAAGCCGAACGTCTTGCCGATGCCTCTTGCGCCGACCATGAATATGAATGTCGAGCTGTCCTTCTGCAGCGTTTTTTCGACATCGATGTATCCTTCTTTAGTGTAGTACATATATCCTCCGTAAAAGGCGGCTGAGCCGCCCTAGATCTTATTTCCTATACTTCTTATTATTTGACTTCTTGTCCTTCGGTTCCTCCTGGGTGCTCTTCTTTGCACCAACCAGATCGAAGTCGTCGACGATGACCTGCGTAGACCATACCGTGTCACCGTCCTCGTTTTCGTAGTGGCTGACATTGATGTGACCTCTGATGCAGAGCGGAGAACCCTTCTCGGTAAACTTCTCCATAATGTCGGCAGCCTTTCCGAAGACAGAGCATCTGATAAACTGTGTCCTCGGTTCTCCGTCTTTATCGACGCCGTCCCTGACTGCGAGCGTAAAGTTCGCCCATCTCGTATCTCCTGATCCTGTCGTTACCTTGATATCATCTGTCAATCTTCCCATTAATACTACGTTGTTCATGTTTTCCTCCTTATTATTTTTTGACTTTGAACAATCCCTCGATGTCGTGGTCTGAATATTTGATTTCCATGACACCTTCTAAAATCTGTCTGTATTCCGCTGTGATACCCAGCGTATAGGAGCTGTCCCTGATCACCACGTTGTCGGTTATGTGCAGCTCATGTCCCTCGCGCTCAACGGTCATATCGACATGATCGTTGAAGACGCTCTCCGTGCCTCCGGCTTTGCGGAAGACGAATCCCTCCTTAAAGTTCTCGATCTTTTCTAGTTCTTTTCCTCCCTCTTTTTTATTGACACCGGCGATCGTAATATGCAGCCGTTTGTCCTTGTCTTCCAGAACGTACTTCTTGGCGCCGAGCGTCTTGAACCTGTTCGGCAGCTCATAGTGCTCTGACTCGAACACTCCCATATAATGCACTTCACCGTTCCGATCGGCTGCATATGCCTTCCAGCGTGACGCCTGGTGCTCCATGTCCTCATTGTATGCGGTAAAGTCCACATCTCCGGTATACTTGATCGAATCGGTATCGCTGTAGATGAAGTTCATCGGTTCGCGGTCATGATGCGTTACCACATCTATGCCGTCAGCTAGGCGCTTGCGTGACCAGGCAGCCACCCAGACGCCCCATGCATAGGACAGGAAGGCGGACCGGTTATGTGTCGCGATCAGATGTTCAAGCGATTCATCCTTTGCAACGAAGTCTCCTTCCCTGAATTCGATCGTGTCCTTTGCAGGGTCCTCGACCGTCATACCATAGGTTGAATTCAGTTTTTCTTTGTTTTTCATATAGAACAGATAGTCGTCTGTTCCTTCCTCAACACCCTTCAGTTCCGTCTTCACTTTGTAATACTGGATGATGACAGATCGGAGCATGACCGGCAGCATCCTGTATCTGGATGAGTACAGATCGATCACGATCTGATCGTCCCATACATACCGCCTTGATATGATCTCATAATCGACGTCGGTGATGGTCGTCTCCAGGTACGAAGCTCTGATGATCCTTCCGTTCGAGAAGGTCCCGTCCTCGATGCTGCGGCATTTGTCCCTGGACAGATAGGTGTGTCCCTGTGACTGGTCCTTCAGACGCAGACCGAAGAATGCGATCCTCAACAGCAATGCCCGGCTTTTCAGTTTGTACAGCCTGGTGAATTCTTCCGGATCCTCCCGGCAGAAGCGTGTCATCGGGAATCTGCACATCAGCATCGACGAAGGATAGGACGAAGTGATGTCAACGCTCTGAACGTCTTCGATGATGTCATCGGCGTTCCACCGGTTCGCGATGGTGTCGCCTCCCCTGAACGCTTCGCGCAGCAGCCGATACACATCGGCACCCGGAAGCATGTCCTTCAGCTGATTGTGGTTGTATCCTCTCATTGCCTGCTTGACGTCCCTTCGGACGTATCCTGTGGCTGTCAGAGGCACCGTCTGGATGTTGTCGCCGTCGGATGCCATCTGCTTCGTCAGTGCCTGGACGAGTCCCTTGACATCGTTGATACAGTATTCCATCTCTTTCGCCGACAAGGGCGTCCAGGGATAACGTACCTTTGAATAGTCGAATTCCTCACCGGACAGCTTCTTGTTTTCGACGTTATATTTCAGCAGAAACTTGTTCAGCGGAAGATTCGTCAGATAATAGCTGCAGCGGAATTCAATACAGTCATACATTGTAAATTTGAGTACCTTCCGTGATTCGGTAGCAAAGACCTCATCCGGCTGAAAGTCATACAGTCCCTTCAAAAATTGGAATTCGAATGAGGCGTTATGGATATAACAAACCAGCCAGGCTACTCCCCTGATCCGGTCAGCGATCTGCTGCATGAAGTGAAAGAATTCCTCCCAGGTGCGACCGGTCACGGTCTGATCTGGTCCGAACTGAAACTGCCAGATATACATGACGCTCTGCTCGATGTCTGCAAGGCGTGTCGTCTCGATGTCAAATGCTGTGATAATGTCAAGATACGGCTTGCTTCCTTTCTTGCGCGGGATCTTCGGGATGATCGTCAGGTCAGCCAGCTGATCATAATTGAAGTCCCAGATGAGCATCAGTTCGTCCTGATGTAGAGCTTCTTCGGCTTGACCTGCTCTATGACCTTTCCTTCTCTGTCACGCTTTATGTTTGTTTTAGACCAGCGGTCGATGTTCGCCAGGATCTGCTTCTTGGTGAGCCTCCGGTCCTTCATCTCCTTGATCTTCTCGATCAGCTGGGTGGATGAATAAAGGGCGCCGAGTCCTTTCGCCCTGGCATCATCTAGGAACCGCATGAAGCTGTTGAAGTTCCTCCTGTTGATGTAGTCGTATCCTTCACGGTGCAGCGTCTCAAGTGCGAGACCCATCGATCGCTCCTGTCCTTCGACAGATACGGCGCCCGACTTCAGGATCTCTTTCGCTCGCTTGTTCATCCGGCGCAGCGCATTGTAGTTATAGTTCGGATCACTGATCTCATAAAACTCGCCTTTATAGCGCTCCAGCGCGATCGAGTCGGGAGTCTTCTTTTCGAGCTCTTCCAGATTCCGGTTGATCTCTCTGACGTTCCGGTTAAAGTCCTCAAGAAGACGCTCTCTCGTCTGTCTTGATCTTGGTGCCATGTTTTACCTCCTGATGTAGCCGAGGCTGTTCAGCCACTTTTCAAAATCTTCCTGTGATATGTCGACGCTGTCGTTCTGCCGGTTGTTCTGTCGGAACATCTTCAGACATTTCGCCGTGGTGATCTCTCCGCGCTCCCACTGATGGAAGATCGCGGTGTCCCTGTTGACATTGTTCGCTCCGGCAAGCAGCAGCATCTGGATCTTATTCAGCGACATAGAGTCCGTATTTCTCCTCGAGCATGACGATCTCCATGCCGATCCTGTTCAGTGAATCGTGATACTCTTCATCTGATATCATGCCTGCGATCTTGGCATTCTCGTTCGCCGTGTACTGCTGACGAAGGATCCTGATCCTGTCAGCATCCTCCTTCGTCATCTTAACTCTCTTCCTTTTCTTCATCGAACATCTTCCTCCCCTGGTAGATCGAATCGAAGACCACATCGACGCAGCTGATCAGCATCGACATCCATGTGGTCTCGACACCTTTGTCTTCCCTGTACCATTCGCACATCTTCCGGAGTCTCGGAAGAGTGACCTCGATGAACACCTGGTTCTCTGTCTGTTCATTTGTCGGCATTCTGTTTCCTCCTATAGCTTCTGCTGATCGCGTTCAGCTGCGCTCTTGATCTTTTCATGCTTCCTCCTGTTCAACGACTCTGATCAGATCATCGCTTTTCAGAAGTTTACCATCATCGATGGTGATATTTTCGATGTAGCAGAGCTGCTTAAGGTCAAGCCAGTTCTTGTATTCAGTGTCGAATGGAACCAGGCTGTCCAGCAGACCGATCGATCTGATCGACCTGTCTTTTTCCATGCTGATGCAGATCTTCTTATGATCGTTGACTGTGTAGAAGTATGCCAGGAAAAGATCTCCCTCTTTGCTGATGCTGTCGTCTCTTACAAATAACATGTTTCTGTCCTCCTTGCTGTTTATCAGCTTAATTCCATTATATATGATTAAAAGCCTGTCAAGAGCCTCCGGGAGCATTTCACACAACTTCACATAATCGCATATGAAAATTTATGCGAAATTGGTATAATTAATAGAGAGGCATAACCCTACAGGACAGCCCCGGAAGGGCAGGGACGCATTTGTCCGATGCGCGAATATGTCTCTCGCGAAAAGGAGAAAAACGATGGAAGATGTAAACGTCATTATCCAGGCAGTAAGCACGGTCGGCTTTCCGATCGTGATGTGTGGAATCATGTTCTGGTTTCTTAACAAAGAACAGGAAAACCATAAAGCCGAGATGCTCTCTCTTAAAGAAGTTATCGCCGAGAACAACAAGGTCCTGGAAGGACTCAAGCAGCTCATCGAGGATAAACTTCAATAAGGAGGGAAAAATGAAACTATCAGAACGACTTGCACTTCTGAAGGCAGGCTACTCGAAAGATGAGATCAATGCTCTGATCGAGGACGATGCTGAAGAAGCGAAGAAGACTCCGGCAGAACCGGAGAACACCGGTGCAGATGACATGATGAAGGTCATGGCTGCGCTGGCGAACGAGGTCAAGGACCTCAAGACTGCGGTGTACGCGAAGAACATCGCAGCAAGCGAAGTGCAAAAGGCGGGCAGCCCTACAGCAGAGGACATACTTGCTTCTCTGATCAATCCGCCTACAGATGACAGAAAGGAGAAATAAAAATGGCTGTCAACAACATGACCAAGGAACAGGCGTATCAGCTGATCAATGCCATCCACGCGCAGGCGACCGGCACGGCTTCCCTGGCTCCTACTGACCTGTCCGGCTTCATTTCCGTAGCACAGTCTACGCTGCAGTCAGGATATGAGAACACGCTCAACGCCATCACGCAGGTGCTGCAGCGCACTATTATTGCTGTCCGTCCTTATGACGAAAAATTCAAAGGTCTGCAGATGACCGCGGATGCATGGGGCGGAATTATCAGAAAGATCAACTTTGCCGACACACCGGCAGAAGCAGATCCGACGCATGCGACCGTGAACGGTCAGGCGATCGACCAGTATGTCGTCAAGAAACCGGTCCTTCTCGAGACGAGATACGTCGGTTCCGATGTTTATGAAGGATCCTACACGATCTACCGTGAGCAGCTGAAGACCGCCTTCGAGAATGAAGCGAACTTCGGTTCATTCATGACAGGTCTGATGACTCACTTCCTGAATGAAAGGACCCAGTGGCTGGAGAACCTGAAGAGGTCGATCATCAGCAATATGATCGCCGCAAAAGCGGACATCGCGGATCCTGATTCAAACATCCACCTGCTTACCGAATACAACGCTGCTACAGGTCTGTCCCTCACTGCGACCACAGTCATGCAGCCGGCAAACTTCGGCGGCTTCATGAAATGGGTCTATGCCCGCGTATCCGAGGTATCAAGACTCATGTCAGAGAGGTCCCAGAAGTTCCAGCAGGTCATTACGAACTACCCGATCATGAGGCACACACCTGTCAGAGATCAGAGGGTCTACATGAGCGCGAAGTTCCTGGATGCCATGGACGCAATGGTCCTCGCCGATACCTATCATGACAATTTCCTGCGCTATGCGGATGTCGAACCGGTCAGCTTCTGGCAGGCGATCGACTCTCCGTCTTCAGTCAGCGTCAAGCCGGTCTACATCGATGCGACCGGTGCTGTCAAGGTAGGTTCCGCGCAGGCGCTTTCTTCTGTAGTGGGAATCATCTTCGACAGGGATGCTATGGGTTATAACATCTATAGGGATGAGATCGAAACTTCTCCATACAATGCGAAAGGCTCATACTACAACATCTTTGCACATATGGATGTCCAGCTGCAGAATGACGTGACCGAGAAAGCGGTAGTCTTCTATCTTGATTAAGTAACCCTTCTTAATACCTCTTGGGAGCTCTTCAGGGGCTCCCTCCTTTTTATATAAGGAGTGACATATGTTCAATATCGTTCTATATCGATTCAACAAGAGACCGAACTCTACAAGAGTGCCGACTTCCGCCGGGACGACCGTTCCGTGTGCGATGAAGTCGATCAGTTCGGTGATCACTCCGATCGTGGAGATCACCGACCCTCACATGAACAACGAGATCCCACTTTTCAACTATGCCTATATTGCCGATTTTGGTCGGTATTACTTCATCGAAGACGTCAGGTATGACATCGGCGTCTGGACGCTGTTCCTGCGCTGCGATGTCCTTGCCTCGTACAAGGAGGACATCCTCAACAGCCGGCAGTACGTTCTGCGCTCGGCTGTGTCCTACAATCCGGATCTGGTCGACACCTTCTACAACACTTATGTCGACGAGCAGAACGCCTATGCAAAACAGTCAGCTTCGAACGATCCTGAAGAGTACATCCCGTCGACTGATACATGGCAGGTAAAAAGCCGTTATTTCTCCGGATCCATCGGTGACGGCTGCTTCGTGATCGGTGTGGTCGGAACGACTCTGACAGGTGTCAACTACTATCTGATGCCTTCCAGGGTGTTCAGACGTTTCCTCGACAGGGGCTTCCAGATGGTGCCTTCGGATATGACCGACGTGTCGCAGGGTGTCGCTCAAAGTCTCTACAACTATCTGCAGTATGTTACCTACTGCAAATGGTTCCCTGTGATGCCTTCGACGGGAAACCTTTCACAGTATACCGCTGTCGCAGAGATCCCTTGCGGATCACAGACGGTGGACGTGTCGGCGACAGTGGGGTCAGGGGTTCCTGACGACTGCTATCACATCGACACAAATATGGTCCTGGAGTACAGGGAGTACATTGACATACCGCGTCATCCCTCCGCGGTTACTTACCCGTATTTGAATCTGTCTCCTTACTCACAGTATTCCCTGTACTTCCAGCCGTTCGGATGCATCCCGCTCGACACAACGAAGATCTACGGATCCGATGAGATCAGATGTACCTGGTATGTCGATTTCTGCACCGGATCCGTCGAGCTGCAGCTGTTTGCAGACAATGGTGCCATGGTATACACGGAATCGACACAGATCGGCGTCACGATCCCGATCAGTTCATTGATCGTCGACTGGAAGGTCGGTCTGGGTCTGTCAGCCCTGACATGGATCAAGACGCAGGCGGAAAGCATCACACCGGAAGGGATTTCGCTGGCTGCATTCGGAAATGCCCACAGGAACATGAACGATGTCAGAACGGCGATCGAGAATACTCCTGACCAGAACAAGAATCTGATCGACACCGTCATGGACACGATCAGTGCTTCGATGGGTCAGATCACCACAAAGGGTCAGCCGGCATCATTCCTCTCCTATCAGATGGGCAGACCGTTCATCTTTGCATTCTTTATGGAACAGACCGCGCACGATATCGCCAGATTCGGCGCTCCGTGCTGCCAGAATCTGCGCCTGGAGAATCTGCCGGGCTTCATCCTCTGCGGGAATGCAATCGTCGACTACTCAACAGGCAATCCTACGGTGGATGAACAGAACGCCATCATATCAATGCTTAACAGCGGAGTGTACATAGAGTAATGCCATTCAGTCCAATACTTTCAGGTCAGCCGATCAGCTATGCTCTCAACAGCACTTCCTTCAGGAACGCACCAAGAGAAACGGACTGGAGAACATCGCCGATCCTGTTCAATCCGAGCTCACTTCCTACAGGACAGACCGGCTACAACGGTCCGAGATATAAGGCAGGTTATTCATACTATGACTGCCCTTATCCTGAAAACACGTACAACGGCAACTGTACATGGTGGTGCTGGGGCAGGGCAAATGACGCGCTGGGTGTATATCTTCCACACCTGGGGCATGCCAAGAACTGGTATGACAACTATTCAGGAAGCAAGGATACTGACGCGACGAACATTCAGCCGGGCGACATCATCGTACTGACCGATTCGGATAAAGGACATGTAATGTTTGTCGAACAGGTATCCGGCAACACTGTCTATATATCACAGTCAGCCTATTCGCAGCGATCCGTATGGATCGGTATGGCCTGCCTGACAACGAGCTACAGCAAATCGTCAATTTATCAGGGTTCAAGCATTGACATATACAAGGATATTGACAGCCCGTACTACTGCGACGTGGTCGGTGTCATTCATACCGGCGGTCCGGGTCCGGGTCCGCAGCCCGGCACGGAAACGCCGACCGTGACGATCACGCCTTCATCGGTGAACATGCATCTGACATCATCAGATGATTACGGCGACATCACGTTCAATCTGGATGTGAGCGGCATTCCTGTCGGAGAAACGGTGTCAGGAGGTACTTCCTATCCGGGTCTGACCAGGATATCGAACGGTTCGGGATGGATCTATTCAACCTATACCGTTGACGGCGTCACTTATCAGAGGGCAACGAAGACAGGTATGGTGCTCCGGTACGACCGTGAATTCAGCACCGCATACACAGCACTGCGGAATCTGACCTTCAGCAAGACCTATGTGAACGGAACAGCTTTCCAGAACGTACCGATCAGCATCAGCGCGGACATGAAATCAAATATAAGAGCAATACTTGCAGCGTTCGTCAGAAACAGAAGAAAGAGAGGTACAATCAATGTCGGCAAGATATAATATCCCAGCCGGTTACGACATCATCAATCTGTACAATGCCGGCATCAGACCATCGTCTATTCACACGAAGAATACGGGTCTGTACAACTATTACTTTGAACGCCTTTTCACGAAGGCGCTGGCAGTCCTTGAATGGAAAGGAATTCCTGAAACATGGTCGATGGAATACTTTCAGTACGTCCTCTTCGGCTATGGCTTCATGGCGATCCTGAAGACTCCCGAATATGGTGTGATCCCGCAGAACTGCACTCTGTCGGACACGCATACGATATTCTATCAGCCGAAGCGGGTCATCGTCACCAACCCGGTACTCAAGGAATCACTTGAGCTCGAGGTCGGCAGAGACTGCGAGCTGCTGCGTCTGGGACCTGACTATAAAGGCATCACGGAGATCGTCAGCTTCTACGCCGACATGCTTTCGGTGGCATCTGAAACAGCAGCAGTCAACCTGCTCAACTCCAGAGCCAGCTTCGTCTTCTTCGCCCAGAACAAGGCGACAGCCGAGACATACAAGAAACTGTATGACACGCTCGCATCAGGCGATCCGTTTGCCGTGATCGACAAGAATCTGCTCAACGAGGACGGCAGCCATAACTGGGACTGGATGCAGCAGAACGTCGGACAGAACTACATCGTCACTGATGTCCTGAACGATCTGAAGACCATCGAGGACCGGTACAACACGCAGATCGGTATCCCGAATGCAAACACACAGAAGAGAGAACGTCTGATCACTTCGGAGGTCGAATCGAACGACTACGACACAGAGTCTCTGATCGACGTCTGGCTTGATACTCTGAACAGAGATCTGAAGAAGATCAATGCAAAATATGGTCTGAACATCTCTGTATCATACAGATACAGACAGAAGGAGGTGCCAGGTGAAAGTGATGGCAATCCTGAAGAAGCCTAGATCATGCGCTTCATGTCCGTTTGACTTCTGCACCATCTCATATGAAGAATGCAGACTGTCAGAGCGACAGCTCACTTCAGAGGAATCAAGAACGATCCCTGAATGGTGTGAGCTTGTTGATATAAATCAGAACGAAGGAGGTAAAGGATGATCACTGAAGCTACAATGTCTATCCTGGGACTGTACCGCGCAGATAACACGATTTTCAGCGAGATGACGCTCCCTGATGAGATCACCACGCATCTGAACGATTATCTGGTCTATGAAAACATCCTTCTGCAGTATGCAGAGCTCGAGGTCCTGTATCCGGATCCTGATGTAATGAAGCATGCGATCAGCATCTGGAGCAAATCAAGGCTGCATACCTGGAACCGCATGGCAGAGGTCCTGTATGAAGACTACGATCCCTACATCAACATCAAACGAGATGAGCGAAGAGAGATCACCCAGACGCGAAACCTGGCAAGCTCCGGCGAAGCCGAGAACAAAGTATCCGCCTGGAATGAAACGACCTACTCGAACAGATCAAAGACGGGCACATCCTCCACCGACACCGGTACGGTGAGCACGATCGAGACCTTCCATGTCGAAGGTGACTCTGCGATCACCGACGCACAGGACGTGCTGCGGAAGGAGATGGAGGTCAGGATCGCATACGACCTGATCGATATCATTGTGCGTGAATTCAAAGAGCGCTTTCTGCTTCAAATATACTAGGAGGTATAAAACATGGCAAAAAAGAAAAACGCCGTCAAATCGGCACCAAATTCGCTCAGACAGGCTTTACTAGCAGTAAAGACGGCAATCCTTAATTTTTCTCCGGAGCATATTCTTTTTCTCTCATATGAGCCTTCAAGCAAGGCCATGACAGTCAAAGATATTCCCGCCAATCTCGAAAGTCAGTTTACACTTGGAGAAAGCGGAGGCGGTTCTTTAGACCTGCATCCTAAAGTTACTATGAATGTTACGGTGCAAGGAAACAGTACATGGATGATCAACAATGCTCTTATTGTAAATGATGGTTGGGCGGTAATACAAGGCAACAATTTTGTAACCGATGCGGAATCTCTTGATGCAGACAACATTGTTAATTTCAACGATAGAGAAACAAAAGAGGTGACTTGTTTTGTTCCTTTTAATTCGAGTGCAGCAGTAGTCGTTAACTTAATTCCTGAACATGGTAATCTTCGAAACATAACTGTCACAAATTGCGTAAACTGTACAGGTGCACAGGGTGTTTTAGAAATCACAGACTACACACAAGATGCATCAGCTGATGTGACTTTGACTTTTACAGGTAATAATTAAAGGAGAAGTATTTATATGGCATTATACGATAATTTTCCCTACACAAATTTTCACGCTTTGAATCTCGACTGGATCATCGGCGAGATGAAAAAAGTCGTCGAGGACTGGGAAGAATTCCAGGCACAGTTCGGAACTGTGACCGCTGAAGTGCATACCGGTTCACCTGCAAGTGTTGAAACGACAGGCGACTTCCAGACAGGCGTCAATTTCGATTTCACACTCCCGGCAGGGGAGACGGGTCCACAGGGTCCGCAGGGACCGCAGGGTCCTCGAGGTAATGACAACCTCTATACGGCCCAGGCTGATCTTGTCAACGGAAGCCTGATCGTGCAGACCGACACCGGCGACTTCGTGTCCGATAACAAAAGCGTTATCTTTGTCAGGTTTAACGATGCCGTACCTGTCAATGCGAACAGCTATCCGGTTATTGTCGACTCGAACGATCCGCACTATCTCTCTGTAAACGAAGATACGCTCACTCCTCTGTCTGAGGAAATCCCTGCAGGCTCCATCCTTGCGATGTCCTGGACAGGTGATCAGTATTTCACTTTGCTAAAGGATTTCGGAGGATCGCTTCCTCCGTCCGGAGTTACTGCAGGAACATATGGATCATTCGTCACGAACACAAGGGAAATCAACCTCCCTATCATCACAGTCAACTCTCAGGGACTCCTGACATCCGCAACGCAAAGCAACATCGGAAGACTTGTCAATGTGCATCAGACAAGCATTCCAGCCGGAAGCACATCAGTAAACTCTTACCTGACGATACCGACTCCTTACAATATACATGTAATGCTATACACAACATCATCTGAAATTTCTGACGGATATAGGATCATCCCTCCTACAGAATACGATGTGGATTTCTCAGGTACTAGGGTAAAAGTAACACTTCACAATGTATCAACCTCTGTGACATATGTCATCACATCAGGATACTTCCACTACACAGTCATGTAAATGAAGCTGGTCGGAAACGTATTCAATCCGGTGCACTGGTCAACACCCATGTACATGAATCTTATGAGCGGTTACATCAGACAGGACACCAGTGTACTGGACATCGGATGCGGATCGGGAATCCTCTCGATCAATGCAAGCAAGCTCGGTGCGAAAAAAGTGACAGCCTGCGACATATCGGATGACGCAATCAGATGTACATACATCAATGCGAAAGAATCGAAATCAGACATCGAGATACTGCACAGCGATCTGAACAAGTCAGTGCAGGGAAGATATGATCTGATCCTTGCAAACCTTGACATGAACGAGGCTGACCGTCTGATGCAGACGGTATCAGACTCATGTCATGAAGGCACTGTGCTGATCATCACCTGGAATGAGATCATGGACAGGACCGAACTGCTTAAACGGTTCAAGGTAGTCAGGGAGCATGAATGTCCTCGCGGCTATCAGATCCTGGAGGCTGTTCACTTCTGACCCCTGCGGCGGCGGCGGAGCAGAGGCTACCGGCACGCGTCAGCGTTGCCCGGTGCCCTGCTGTTGCACAGTATAACATTCAAAGGGTACTCGTTATGGGGAACGGGTGCCCTTTTTT